TAATGCATTTGTTGGTTTGTCATATTCATGATTCACCGCAATGGTAAAAGTATTAAATATGGAAACTAATCCATTAGCATCATACGCATTTACGGAGAACGCATATTCCTGATCAAATGTGGTTTGACCACCATCTATTGTGATTTCATCTGTGCCAATTGAATTAGTATTGTGCAACGTAGAATCGGCTGAAATATTGTCTAAATCAGTTGTTTTTTTATTATCAACTAGTTTAAATACTTCGTAGCTTACCCTACCTATAATGTTCCCCGATGGTAACAATGTTAACCCTTGTGGTAATTTGTTAGCAACCCCACCCTCTTTCAATTTATATTGCAGCGATATATCATTGATATGCTTTGCGGTTACATACAATGTGCTAATTTCGCCATTGTTGATTAATCCCAAATTATCAGGTACATCCCATTTGACTTCGGCATCAGTATCACCGATGATTTTTATAGTGTAATCATATGTCTGGTGTATATCAATATCATTTAATTTTCTGATTTTTATAGAAAAACTATAATCTTGATCTACTGTGTTTATATCAGCTAAATTACCGTATATCCATCCTGTACTCGCATCTAACTGGAGTCCAGTCGGCAATGACCCTATCAACACAAATTCAATCGGATCGCCATCTGGGTCAATACCATCGCATTGGTAAGCATAATGGTTATCATGTCTAACTGTGCCTAGATCCGATACATAATTAGTAATATATGGTTGTCTCAATGCAATCACATCACATGTCACATAATCACTATCAGCCGTAAATTCAGTAGTGTCTGTTGTCATACTATCACGACTAACCACAAATATTGAATATGTTCGTAGATTGGTATCTACCCCATCTGTGATTTTTAGAGTGAATTGATAATGTTTACTTATTGACCGTGTGCTATAATCCCATGGAAATTCAATCCAACCGACTGCATCGTTGTCCCACCCTGCCATTGCAGATGTACCAAATGATGCCACGGGTTCAATATAACCATACAACCCAGAACTTGATACACTAACTCCGCTAGGTAATTCTCCACTAGCCAATGACATTACTATATCATCGGCAGGATCGTCATCGGTTGTCTCAATTGGTATGTCAACTAATTGACCATCAAAATATCTCCCTAATAAACCAGATGCTGTCTGAAATTGTGGGATATCCTGACCAGTAATAGTTAGTGAAAATGTTCTATCATTAACATATTCAGGAATTAGTGCATTATCTTCTATTTTTTCTGTATAGACACGCACAGTAAAATCAGATGTTATATTTTCATTCACCTGATAAGGTACACCTGTCGCATATCCGATAGCTTTTGGGATGCCTTCAAGCATTCCTTGTCCACCAACATACATCCCGTTGGGTAATTTACCAGCAATCACCCGATATTTTATCCGTCCTGAATCCGTTGGGAAATCGGGGTCATATGCTTCTAACAATATCCGGTAGAATTGATCTTCAGCTATAGTGCCTAGATTACCAGATTCAGTTACCCATACTGGTTGTGCCATTCATTAAGCCTATTAATGTCCACCACTTAAATCAGTACTAGCATCCATAAAACTTAACAAATACCAATTAGTGCCATCAGATATCCAAGTAGTCACATCACCTATTGCGGTAGTAATATCGGTGCTACCCCCTTTGAGTGTTGTTCCAGTTACATCATACATGACTGCGTGATCGGATATGATTGTAATGGTTTGTCCTGCGGTACTATCATCTAATGCTGTGATCGTTACTGCACCACCTGTCTTAAACAGATTTCCGGTAGCAACCGATGGTGTAGCATCAGCTGCGCCAAATGTAACAAATGTATTTGCTGGCCCACTGAATGCCGCAGCATTGGCAACAGTTAATTTTCCTGTTACAGATACATTACTTGATGCAGAGACTGCATTTGCTAAAATGATTGTTCCACTACCATTTGGTGCAATAGTCAATGAACCATTGGTATCATCCGTGCTTATAGTATTAGCCGTTATACTGACATTAGATAAACTTGTGCCACCTAATTCAGTATAAACCTCACTGAAGTTGTCATTGATTTTGTCAAATGCTGTTCTTAATTGATCGCCGGTACCATCATTTGCACTAGATCCGATATTAACTGTTTGATATGCCATATTATTTTTACCATCCTTTTAAAAGTATAATTTAACTGTATTTAGCATTAAACTATGCTTACTTGGTGATAATTAATTCCGCCGTGTGATTCTTCCTTGGGTTAGGTCATATGGACTCATTGTTACTTCAACGTTATCGCCCATCAGTACTCTAATTTTGTTTTTCCTCATTTTACCAGAAAGATAGCAAATGATTTCTTTATCAATGCCATTAAGTTCTACCCTGCATTTATTGCCAGGTAGAACCTCCGATACTACACCTTCTACATTTATTCCTGCTTCTTTTGCCATTAAATAGCGGCTTTTTCATCCATAATTTCTTTCCTACGTTCTTTGATAGATTTAGAAATCTCCTGTAATGCTTTCCTAGCCCTTGCTGCACTAGCCTTTACACCGTTTTCGGTAAGTTTCACATTCTCTGCAAGATAAGTTTCCATCTGTTCTACTATAATTTCATGATTTGTCAATTTAATATTCCTCTGTTATGGGTTATTATTTAGCTTTCCCCATTCAGAGGGTGGCATTATTCATGTCGTATATCATAGATTTGGTTAATAGTCAATGAGATATACGATGGGTAGGTGAATAGAACCATCGGTATACACCAAACACATCAATAGCAAAGTAAACTAGATTTAATGCAAAATAACCCCATTCTTGACTAAGATAACACCACAATGCCAAGAATATTGATGCAACCGTCGCAAAGATAAACCCATACTTGCTATATTGGGTGTGCCATGCAATCATAATGCCACCAATCATGCCAGTGGCAGAACCGATGTATTGGTAGATATCAAGTATTAATTGTTGGTCCATTTGTCCTTTTTAAAATATCCTTTTATATCTGAGTGTATTATCCGTTGCGTTTGATCGTTAATCCGTTGTATTTGGTATTTCTTTTGCGAAAGAACTCTTCGCCGTCTTTTAATGTAAACACACTTGGTGGAAATCCGTAGTTATCTATTAACTCCGTGCGATATCCTGTATATTCTTTGCTATCAAACAAAATAGTAACCTTTCCGCTGTTAAATTCGTTAACTGATACATATGTCTTGTATTTCTCATCTTGATATATGCTAGTCTTCACCATTTCTTTTTTGTTAGTTAATAGATTAACACACGGAACAACCCCGTTGGTTGTAAAGGCTTTTCTTGGTGTTTGTCCTAATAAATAATCCGGGTTTTTAAGTAAGAAAGTATCCACTTCGTCTTGTGTTTTAAACCACCGTTGGGTTATTCCATTATGCACATTAATGCGATTGCCTCGTGGTCTGCCTTTTAAAGTCCATAAGTTATCGAGGTATTTGTCTATATCAGCATTTTTAACACTCTCGTATTCACCATCTTTAAACATCATTACATTACCTTTGTTGAAGTTGTTATAACGTCCTAGCTTCCATCCATTAGTTAGATAATCATCTATTTTACATGGATTTATTTTTTCATTGGTTGTGCCTTTCGTTACCCATTTAAAGTAATGACTTATTACTCTTCCGTTTGCTTCTTCCCAACCGTCATCTTTATACTGAGGTGCATATTCTTCTGGTATTTGCATTTGTTTGAATTGGGTAAGATTAATCAGAGAGACATAGTTAACCTTTTCTACTGTGCATTTTCCGCCTTCTCTCCATGTATTATTATCAGATAGAAAATCTAAAAGTTGGTCTTTCTTAATGCGTTTATTGGTCTCTCCATTGGTAACTGATACACATTTTCCTTTTATCTTGGACCCACTATACCAATCATTGTTCTTTGATAAGAACTCATCAACAGTATCACATAGAATGTGTAAATTGTCCTCACCATCAGTAACAACACAATACCGTGGTATTGCTTGAAAACCTTTCCGCCAAGAAGGATTATCAGCTAAGAACAAACGCATGTCATCTGGGAATATCGGTTTAGAAATGATATCGTTTGTTACCCAAACTTTACCACTAGCTGTGTTATGTATAGTTGAACCTATTCGCCATTCTGAATTTAATGATAGCCATTCCGGAACATCTTCAATCAACGTATTTATGTATCTAGTATCAGTGCCATTGGTAACAGCTACTTTGGTATGTTCATCAACTGCTGTTTCTATATACTCTTTGATACGAATTTTATCTGCATTCGTAAAGATTGTATCTTTGTAAAATTTACCTAGAATATTAAGATTGTAGTACTTTTTCTTCATTATTGAGAATTTATCGTACTTTAGTACTCTGCGATTAACTTGTTCCATTACCTCGTGATATGTCATTTCGGATTTTGAGTAACATATCCGTATAATTTCTCTATGAAAGTTGTCTCTGCTGTGTTTTTTTATACTCTCTTTTAGAACTCCAGATGACCCATAATACTTTTGCCAGTCAGATTCTACGGTTTTACGCCGTTTACTGTTCTTCTGTTTTCGCTTAGAATGGAAGTGTTTTTTGCCAATGTAATACATTGGTTCTTCTGGGTAAGCGTCAATGTTAATTCTCGTAATTAAATATATAAATCCTACTGCATCTTTCGGTATTGCTGTTAACTCTGTATTATTGTATATCCACATATTTCCCCCTCAAATGTATGAGTATTATTTATACATTTGAGGGGAACTAGCAGATTACTTAGAAAAACCTAAACCAAAAAAATTAGGTAAACGACTATTTAACAAGATAGCTAAACTATATAAAGAAGAATACTCAAACAGAAAACCATTGGAATATCCAAAAAGTGGCAAACTAACTAAAAAGATTACTGAATTAGCCGATAGATATAACTTAACTATATAGTATGTCTGTTAATTCAGGAATACACTCATGCATATTTAGATTTCTGTGCTTATCTAATATTTGTGAGTATTGAACCATTTGGTTATAATAATCTTCATTGAATGTGTTATTTTCTAACTCAGAGATCATATACTTTGTTTTTTCTGATATGGTATCATTGGTGTTATACATTTCTAGGTCAAAACATTGTTTCAATCGTTCAATTGCTAATGGACGTAATGCTGGTGTCAAGTTTTGGAACTTTAAAAATGGCGGATCAACTAAGTCACACGGACCAACATAAATTTGTCTCCCAATCATTAGATTTTTATTGATACTATCCCAAAACTGCATTAACTCATGCCAATGCAATACATTATATATCATTGGGACTGGTGCTGTTGAGAACCAAAATGGTTCTGGTAAATCCATTAATATCTCTAAATTAGCCATTATTTTATCCCATTTACTGGGATATCTAATGTACTCGTTTACTTTTCCAACACCATCAATCGACAATGTTATTTGCACAGACTTAAAATGTGATAATAGTTCAACACTTCGTTGTGCTAAGTTAGTAACATTAATGCTAAATTGAACTTCTATATTTTTTGCTATATCTTGATCTATGCAATACTGTAATAGAATTGGTATAGATCGCATTACGCTTGGTTCACCGCCTATAAAGAATATTTTATTTACATGATGTATGTTATCTTGCACATCTTGCATATATTTCTGATCTAACCCAAAATCGACCTCATTTTCAAATATAGGCTTATAGTTGGTAAATTCTGCAAATCGTTGATCCTTATCAAGTATTTTTTTTGCTTCTCTGGCGGAGGTTGTGGATATATCTGGAGTACACATTACACAAGCAATATTACACAATGATGCTAATCGCAAATCCATTCGTCTAATATGCTTCACCTTACCTGTGTTTGTAAATTCATTTATTGTATCAACGAAATATGCCGTATCTTCTGGTACTTCCAGTATACGATGGCTTTCTTGCAAACGCAAACTTGCTGACGATGATTGTTCTTCATGGTAACAGCGTTCACACCCCTTCACTTGTTTGCTATCAAGCATATCTGCACGGATTTGATTGAGTTGTGTGCTATCCCATGCATCTTGTATGGTGCTATTATTAACCGTTAGTTGGTTGCCATCTTCATCAAGTAATGCTTGCTCCTTCCATACACAACAGAATCGTTGTCTGCCTTGTGGTCCTAGTTCATATGTATTAAATGCATATGGACACAGTGTACCTTTGGCGACCATTTGTTTGATATTATCTAATGTAATCATATACTCGTGCTGATAACACCAATAACACCAATTATCAATATTCCATATACAATAGTTTCTATTATGAATTCAGATTGCCTAACATTCGCTGCATAATCTGATAACATATTATCATCGTGTTGCCGAGTTAATATTTCTTTTTCGATAGCATCAATTAAATATTGTTTCTTTTTTCTTCGATCTAGCTTTAACCCAAGAGTTTCCCCATATTCATCTAACTCTTTTTTTGACATATCTTCAAGTTTCATCTTCTAAGTACCTTTCTCTATCTTTCCATCGTATTTCTTTGCCACCTGATAATTTAGGTGTTATGTTATCTAAATAGTTATCCATAAAATGATCTGGTAATTCTTTTGCTATATCCAAAAATGAAAAATCTTCTTTGGCAGCATTTAACCAAAATGAATTAACTCCCATTCCACTTGCCTGTGCTGGTTCTAAGAAACAATAATACTCATCATTGACTAACTTAATCATTTTGCCAAAGTGCCTATATCGTTTAAACATATACAATAATTCAACTGGTGGAACTAATGGTACTACATCGGTTTCATTAACTACCCTTGTTAGTGGCAAATGTTCCCATTTAAATATACCATCACGATCAAATACTTTCGGCTGACCGAATGTGATTATTTCATTAACATTTAATCCGGCTTGATAACAATATGCACCTACTATAACTGCTTCTGCACCACCTAATGAATGTCCAGTTATATTAATAGCGTATGATGCGTCAGCCATTAACCTTCTTAAATCAGCAAAAATTCGTTCTGCTACCCCATGAAACCCACTATGCACCTTACATTGCAATCTGGTTGACCAATCCTTGTCAAATTTAATATCTTGCATAGCATTCTTGATATTACTAGTACCACGAATAGAGATAGTATAGGTTTTTTCACCTCGATTCGTTAGTAAAAAATATCGAATTTGTTTAATTTCATTCACATATACCTGGTTTGGATATGCTTGCTTAATGTCATCTATTTTATCTGCATATGCTAATTTTGCCAATTCTGCATATCTATTAATCTTTTGCCAATCAACATCGTGTGCCATTGTAAATGATTGTTTGTATTGTGAACTTAAATTATATTTACGTTGTATGCGTTTGACTATTTTTCTTGCGATAAATGCTTTGATTTTTGCCATTGCATATCGTTTGGCGATCCATGTGAACATATCATACTCCTTTTGTTTCAGTATGTATAATATTTATTCATGCGTCCGCAAACTAAATATAATGATGGACTTATACAGCAAACACACAAACCCAGAGACATTATATGGCTATAAAGATAGGTTTGAAATCCCAGGATTCGCATATGAAGAAGCAAGACTAACAGGTGAATGGACAGAAGCAGAACCATACATCATGAAAGACCCCAAATATGCATATCTGTATGCTATGGATGCAATACAAGATGAATGGCCAGAAGCAGAACCATATATAATGAAGAGTCCAGAATATGCATATATGTATGCTAGGGATATAAGAAAAAAAGGCAGATGGCCAGAAGCAGAACCATATATAATGAAAGATC